CAAGATCAATTAGAAAAAAGACCTATCTTGTTGTTGAGAAAGACGAGTATCAAGAACATCGTGGCGAAAAAATGCATGATATTGCAGGAATATTGAAATTCAAGAAACAATGGGGAAATTTTATTTTAGACGGTAGTGGAAACTTTAGCGATAAAAAACAATGGACATCAGAGTATTGTTTAAAGAAAGATATTCGCTATATGGTGCTACTTGATGATGACTTAAAATTTGATGCGCGAAAAGAAGGCAAACTTAAACCAGCAAAAAATAAAGATGTAGTCAAGGCTTTCAAACAACTTCATGAATGGATGAAAGATGGATTTGCACATGTCGCTATGTCACCAAGAGAAGGCAATAATTGGGTAGAAGAAGATTATATTGAAGTCGGCCGTGCAATGAGGGTTTGCGGATTTGATGTCAAAGTACTTGAAAAACATAATCTAAAATTAAACAGAACTATACTCATGGGTGATTTTGATATCACACTTCAATTGCTTGAACTTGGATATCCAAACAGAATACTCTATTCACACGCAAATGGGCAAAGAAAAAGTAATGACGATGGTGGCTGTTCACTATACAGAACCCCTGAAAGAATGACAGAAGCAGCAAATACTTTAAAAGTACTCCATCCAAAATTCGTTACTGTTAAACAAGTTAAAACTTCAAAACCGTGGGCAGGTTTTGACACAAAGGTTCGTACTGATGTGCAAGTATCATGGAAGAAAGCATATGAGTATGGAATATCAAAAAAGAAATTAAATAGATTCTTTTAAACAAAAAGAAAAGGGAGGCAAAATGAATTTAGACATACTCATGAAAGCAATCAGTTGTAAAAAATGTAATGACAAATGGTTCAAACAAGAAGATGCGCCTGAAATCAATAATAGTCTCGGCGACAGAAAAACAGTGTATACTTGTGAGATATGTAGCAAGGATATACTAACAGACAAGGGTGAACCACTCATTCTAATCTTTGATGTCAGATCTCAACTATCTTGGCCATGATAAGAAAAATTAATAACTTTCATGAAGCCTTTGATGAAGCAATGGAAACAGTATCCCAATTTACAGGTACAAACCTTTCAGAACTATTAGAGAAAAAGGTACTCCACTAATGCAAAATTTTGCACACCTTCACGTACATACTGAGTACAGTCAGCTAGATGGCCTAGGTTCTCCTGAGAAATACGCAGAAAGAGCTTCAGAACTTGGTTTTAAATATTTAGGCATAACCGATCATGGTTCTATAGATGGTTTAATCAAATTTCAGAAGGCATGTCTACAACATAATATAAAACCAATACTTGGATGTGAACTATATATCATTCCAGAAATAGAATCTGGAAAGAAGAAGAGTAAGAAAAGAGGTCATGTATGTGTCTATATTAAAAATCAAAAAGGATTTGAAAATATCTGTAAACTATTGACATTCGCTAATCTTGAAGGATTTTACTATAGGCCAAGGGTAACTTTTGAAAAACTACTTGATAATTGTGAAGGCTTAGTTATTTCAACTGCATGCATACAATCCTTTATCAGGGTCTTTAATAATGGACGCGAGTTGTTCAAAAATCTAAAAGAAGCTATTGGGGAAGATCTTTACTGTGAAATAATGCCACATAAAGAAAAGATTCAAGTGGAAACAAATAATTTAAAAATCAAATTTGCTAAAAAATATGATTGTAAAGTTATCGCGACCAATGACTGTCATTATATTAAACGTGCGGATCACCGTGCACAAGAAGTACTACTTGCCATACAAAGAAAAGCAAAATGGGACGATCCAAAAAGATGGAGGTTCGGGATAAAAGGATTATATCTAAAGACCCAGAAAGAAATGACAAGATCATTAAAGAAAATCGGCTTCTATAAAAAAGAGTACTTATCAAATACACTAGAAATAGCAGAAAAGTGTAGTGACTTCTTAATACCAAAAAAGGATGTAAAGCTTCCACGTGTAAAAGGCGTTCCATTCAATAAATTAAAAGAAAATAAATTCTTTCTTGATCTTTGCTTAGAAGGGTATAAGAAACGGTTTGGTGAAAGCATAAAGAAAAATAAAATTTATCATAACCGTCTTATAGAAGAGTACAATCTAATTACAAAAAAGAATTTCCATCGTTACTTTCTTATCGTTTGGGAACTTGTTACATGGTGTAAAAAGAATGATATATTTGTAGGACCAGGCAGGGGAAGCGTGGGAGGAAGTCTCATTTCCTATCTTTTAGGAATAACTTCTGTTGACCCAATTAAGCATAAATTAATATTTAGTAGATTTATAAATGAAGACCGCATTGACTATCCTGATATAGATATTGATTTTGAACATACAAAGAGACATCTTGTAAAAAGTCATCTTGAAACTATGTACGGGAAAGGCAAAGTTGCTGGTGTCAGTAGTTTTAATAGAATGAAAGCAAGAGCAGTCATAAAAGATGTTGGAAGAGTTTTTGATATTCATTATAGTGAAACCAATGAGTTTACAAAATTAATAGAAGATAGTGAAGAAGGTACTGGTATCCAAGATGCTATTGATAGTTGGGATGAAGCAAGAAATTTTGCTGACAAATATCCAAAAGTAGTCAAATATGCAAAAGCACTTGAGGGTACCGTAAAAGGTTATTCTCAACACGCAGCTGCCCTTGTTCTATCTAGGGACAAAATTGAAAGTTGTGGTAGATGTAATCTTCTACAAAGAGAAGGAACACTACTTGTCAACTGGGAAAAGAATGACACTGAGTATGTTGGCCTAATGAAACTTGATACACTTGGTTTGAAACTATTATCCATACTTGCAGAAACTCAGAGATTAATAAAAGAAAATCAAAACATAGACTTCAACTTTGAAAGTATAGATCTTGAAGATAAAGAGGTACTGAAAGAAATTAGTGAAGGAAACACAATAGGAGTATTTCAACTTGGTACATATGCCACAACAAGTCTGTTGAAAGAAATGGGTGTAGAAAAATTTAGGCATATTGGTGATGCAGTTGCACTGGTACGCCCAGGGCCAGCAAATTCTGGAATGACAAAGGAGTACATAAAAAGAAAACATGGTGTTCCTTGGGAAAAGAAACATAAAATATATGAAAAAATAACAAAAGACACATATGGCGTAATAGTCTATCAAGAACAAGTAATGGAGGTAATATCTAAAATTGCCGGCCTCGAATATTCAACTGCTGATAACATAAGAAAAATCATTGGGAAGAAAAGAGATAGAAAAGAATTTAAAAAATACGAAAAACAATTTATAGATGGATGCCATAAAACTAAGTACTTCAATAAAAATGAAGCAAAAGAATTTTGGAAAGGCTTGCAGGAACATGCACTATACTCATTCAATTTGTCGCATTCAGTAGAATATGCCATGCTTGGATACTGGAGTTCATACGTTAAAAAATACTACCCAACAGAATTTATATGTGCATCACTAACTTATGGTGCACAAGACAAGAAAAAACAACTTGTAGAAGAAGCATACAGACTTGGCTTGAACATAGTAATACCAAAAATTGGGCAAAGCGACCCAGAAAGATGGATTGCACGGGGAAATAACTTATACGTTCCTTTTATAGAAGTAAAAGGATTAGGCAAAGTAAAAGCAAAAGAAGCAGCAACACTTGATAATATTAATAAATCAAATATAAAAACATTCTTTAAGAAAAAAGGTGAAGTGGAAGAAAAAGAAGTAGTAAGGCATAAAGGTGCGCTTGGAAAACTACTTGAAAGTATAGGATCCTATAATCTTGAACAACAAACACAAATTGATGATGATATAAAGAACTACTTTTCTTTTCGTATCGTAGCTGATCCAAAGAAAAGTTATCAAAATTTATATAATTTATTTGATAACAATATCAGGCTTGATCATATAGACCTTGCCTTAAACGGAGACTACAAGACGCTCAAGAAACTATCAAAAACAAAAAGGGTTTTCTCAAAGACAAAGTTTTTCACGGACAAAAAACTCATATCATGTACAGCATGTTCGCTTAGAGAAGAGTGTACTGCTCCGGTTCCACCAAGTTCTGGAATGTTCAACATAATGATACTAGCCGAAGCCCCAGGTCCAAAAGAAGACAGCGATGGCGAGGGTCTGATTGGGTCATCAGGTAAAACACTATGGAAAACCATTGGGAAAAAACTGCCAAGAAAATTGTTTCATGTTACAAATGTAAACAAGTGTTTTCCACAAAATTCAAGAAAGCCAAATAAAGAGCAAATAAAAATATGTAGTAAATTATTCTTAGATAATGAATTGAAAAAAGTCAAACCAGTTGTAATACTTGCTCTTGGAAACACACCATTGTACTACTTCACTGGAAAACAATCTGGTATTGTTAATATCAGCGGAAAAGTAGAATGGAACGAAGAGTATTCAGCATGGATTGTTTGGTGTATTCATCCAGCAGCTATACTACACAATAGCGACAACACTGTCCATTTTGAATCAGGAATCAAAAGTTTTAAGAGAACTATACGAGCACTAGGCAATAAAGAACTCAATTAAAATATGATATAATTATAATTATGAAAAAAGATAAAAGTTATAAAGATGGTCTTAAGATTGACAGATATCAACTCGATAGGGAACTTGAGGAACAACCACAACTCTATATGAATTGGGCATTGGCATCAGCCGAAGCGGCAGATGAAAAAGATTGGGAAAAACAACGGCTTGACATAGTAAGAGCAAAGGCAGAACAAGATATAAGAAAAAATCCAAAGAAATATGGAATAGAAAATACTACTGAAGGTGCAGTTAAGGCAGCTATTACATGCCATCCAAAAGTCAGAAGACAAACAAAAAAATATCTGACTGCTATGAAAAACGACAGAATACTAACAAAAGCAGAAGCAGCATACAAAACTAGGCAGAAGATGTTAGAGAAACTTGTTGATCTTAATCTACGACTTCAATTTACAGAAGTGAAAGTTCCAGCAAAATATAAAGAAAAAAGGGTCGACGATTCTAAAAGACTATTGAGAAAAGAAATGAAAAGGAAAAGGAAGAAAAGGAGTGGCAAATAAAATGGTTGAAATAATAACATATGGTGTGCTTGCAATCTTTGGAGCATATGTGCTTTCAAGAATCATTTCTTTTGCCATAGCAAAGTCTTGGTTCCAAGTAAAACACTCACATCAAAATAAGGAGGAAGAAAATGGCGAAGAAAAAGAAGAAGAGCAAATCTCTTAAAAGCAGCAGGGACAAAAGACGTTTCCAAAGCTCTAAGTTAGAAGAACGAATTAAAAAGAGTCAAGAGCAAAGTCAAAGTCGAAGCAAAAACATCCTTAAATCTGATCTTGATATTCCAATGTGGAGACCAAAAGATGGATCACATATCATCGATGTTGTTCCCTATAGTGCTGGCAAAAATGATCCAAATGTAAGCAAAGGTGATCCAACTCACACCTACGAATACTGGGCACATACTCGCGTGGGGCCAGTTGGCGGAATGTTTCTTTGCCCAACTGAAATGTTTAATAAACCATGTCCAATTTGTGAACATAGACAAAAACTACGTGAAGCGAATGACGACACATACAAAA